GGAACATGTTGGTTTCTTCTCGATTGTTGTGTGTAGTCCCTCAAAACGGCTGCACAATCCTAGAGGATTCTTGGCAGGTTGTGATTCGTACAGAAACAATGATTAACAGAAAACGTCAACTTAATCCATCCAATTATGATCAATTGGTTTACGCTTCTCGACAATAAGCTATCCTTACTCTGCGTACCAGTGGCTCAGTCTGGTACGCCTGCCTTCTTCATCAGCAGTCTAACGATGTTAGAGGCCAATTACTCTCGAAGCCGGGTAAGCTTATTGGAGGTTGTTGAAGCACAGACAACAGCTCCTCGGGTTTTCTACCTTCAAGCTCGTTTAACAACTTGAGCTTGGTTATTGGTGACCTTCGATTTTCTCGCTGAACCGCTTGACGCATCTTCCCTGCGGTTAGGGTCTCCTCGTAAAGTTTCGAACTTGAGAATTGATCAAGCCCCACAGCGTTGATCTTCTCAGACTTTACGATCATCTGAAGGTATTTCTCGATTAGTACGAGATGATCGCGACAAAAATCAGACTTTGCGTTCAGATATCTGATTGGCATTGACTCACTATTGTAGCAGAAAATATCTCTTGAGTTCAGAATCGAACCGTTATTCTCATCAATTTTCTTGAAGAGATAGACGGATTCCTCACCCAATTCGATATTCTCGAGGGATCGAGTGTTGTCAAGGTTTGCCACGATGTCCTCTAGTTCAATAAGGCAATGAAATTCCTTACATGGTGTTCGGTTGGATTCTTTATATTTCGTTAGACCAACGCCTTTTAACAAGCCATCGAAATTAGGCTTGTAGGCTTTAGATATGGAATCGAATTTACTAAACCCAGAACTAATATATAGATCGTATGTATTAGAAACTAGAGAACCTACTCGTGCGAAGTGTTCGCGAACGTCTTCGTCCGGTTTAAGATCCTTGATGGGGACTTCAATCGAAGTATTAACTAACTCTCGAGTCGAATCGTTCTTCTTTCGACCTGTTAACAAGCCAAAGTTAACAAAACCTATCTTTTTAATCGAAGGGCGATAATCTGTAACAGAGAACCTGTTACTGTGAATACCCTTCAATTGATAAAGTTGAGAGTTTACCATTGCGTATTCATTGCTCACCATATTTTTTCCAGGTGAGGGAATGAATCCAGCATCATCAAGACAGCTTTTCCAAATGTCAATAAACTGGTTGTCAGCGGTGAATAAGATATCATCACCGTTGATTAACACACAGTCCCGGATCTCTTTGAAAGTAAAGTTTCTCTTAAATCGGAGACGCATCGCTCGAGCGAACACACAAAAATTCGCTAAGCATAGAATCGGGAAACTAATCACATTACCCATGAGTTGACCATTAAGTTGTTTCTTGTCGTTCAGGTCGAAGTGTCGTATCAATTCTTCTGTGAAGTCTAGAACCTCTGATCGGCTTAATCCTTCAAGCCAGATCGAGTCTGATGGCAACTTGGTTCTAGAATGAAGCATATTCGTGTTAAACATAGTCTCCTCTCCGATCGACCCAATAAACATATGTTCCCAGAAATGTTCCA